CCTAGCACATCGACAATGTAGTCAATGGTTTCAATCTCACCTGCGTTATAATGATCAGGTTTATTTACTGGGTCAGCGTGTGCACTTTTATAATTCTGCACACCACTTGAGTGATGGTGTTGTTTTGCTGCTAAGTCCCACTCTGCTGCTGACGCATCGTTTATGCTGCCCATAATTTTACTTCCTTTGTTTCAAAGTTGTATTCACCGTCACGTAGTATACGAGCCAGCCTTGCGTTTTCTATAGCGACTTCTTCACCTAAACCTTTAGAATCAAAAGCGTCTAACACTGTCTGCCATGATGAGCCTTTCTCATTAAGCAACTGTGCAGCCTTCTTAGCTCCTATAGTAGGGCAGCCTTTATAGTTATCTGTAGAGTCACCTACCAACGTCTGATAAAAGAAGTTGTAGTCGGCCTCTTCTAAACCTACATCAACAACTCTACCCTCAATCAAATGGAAAGCTGGAATAGTTAGTAAGTCTTTATCAAGCGACCAGATAACAGTATCAAAACTTCTACTACCAAGGATTCCTAGTAAGTCATCTGCTTCTAAGTTGTCCTCAACCATGCCGTTATATTTTTCTGCTAGATAATCTTTAGCAAACTTTAGTAGCATAGGCTTACGGGTGTTGACCCTGTTCATCTTGTAATAAGGTGCTACGTCTTTTCGATAAAGGTTAGACCCTGAGAGGCAGGTGATAACTTTGTCACACCCTGACTCTTCTATGATCTTAGACATGAACTCTTCCATCGACCCTATGACATCCTTCTCGTGAGCGTGAAGTGTCCATGTACCCTCGCCCCAATTGATTGGTGTCTCGGCAATGGTTGCAGCTTTGTAGGCTACAATGTCACCGTCAACTAATAACGTCCTATCTTTCTTCATCTTCTTGCCCCTCCATGAATTTCTCGAACTCTTCTGCATCCATAGTAATCATTGTACTAACTTGGTTAGTCATCTTCCAGTGTATGAGTGACTCGACTACCCACTTAAAGCCAAAAGCAAACGAAACAAAACCAAAGCCTAACCCTAATATCATGTTTAATGTACTTGTTTCCATAATTATTTCCTATGTTTTGTTAAACGAAGTTTACGAGTATGCGGGTCGAACAGTATGTACTGCACACCTAACTCTTTCTGTAGTTTTGAGCGGGCTTTAGAATTGTTAACCCTACTCGGCTCACTATTCATCTTGACATCAAACAAGTAAACCTCTCCATCTTTTATTGCCACTATGTCAACAGCACCTGTACAGCCTGAGTTATGGAACACTTCAAAACCTTCGTCCCATAACCAAGTAATAGCATAGTGCTCTGCTAGATCCCCTAAGCGGTTGACATCAGTGAGTGTCTGCCCAACTTGCTCCGACTTGGAACTCAGAGTCGAGAGCGCATTTGAAGTCGTAGTGAAGCTCTGTTTCTTTAATGGCCTCTTTAGTGATTGCACCTATAGCATCCTCAAGCCCTTTCTTAACTAGAATCTGAACCTCATCGTGGACAAACGCTACAATGGATACCTGCTCCTGAGTGTAGCCCTTAGCCCTAATCATCTGCTCTACAGAAACATACCAACGCTTGCATATAATAGCTCCTGCTGACTGTAGTAGCGTGTTGAGGGCAGCGTGTGGGTGGCGTATAGGTATTCTCCTACCATCCAACCCGTTGATGAACGTGTCACCCCGCTGATTATCTAATCTAGTGTTCAAAGCTTCTGTTAGTTTCTTTAACGCAGGGGTCTTAGCCAGAAAGCGTTTCTTAATCTGACCTCCTTCCTTCGCACCCTTACCTATGATTTGTCCGATCTTTTCGTTGCCTGCTCCATACAAAAAACCATATATGAAAGTCTTGGCTTGCGCCCTAGTCTCCAAACCTGCTGCGTTTTGGTTAGCCGTGTGGATGTCACCTTCAAGTATTTCTCTACCATACCTACCTCCGTCAAAGCGGTTCATGTAGTGAGCTAAACACCTTAACTCTAATCCGCTTGCATCTGCGCCAAGTAGGGTGTAACCACTAGGTGCGTGGAAGAGTTCTCTACACTCCTTTCCGAAGGCCGCCCCTGCGGAGGGGACTTGAGCAACATTAGGGTCGCTGTGTGTACAACGAGAAGTGACAGCGCCCATATGGTTGACCCTACCATGAATGCGCCCACCCCTTTCCAGTTTAAGCCACGCTTGTTTGCCATTACCTAATTGCCCCAGTCGTTTGTTTAACATTAAGAACTCAGTTAACAATCCAGCTTCAGGCAAGTCAATACCCTGACAAGATTTTTTCATCAACTTTCGGTTCACCAGATGGTGTGAATTCCTTAGGAACCCAACCTCGTCTTTGTAATCTATCCGCAATCTGCTGACGTGACGCGGGGTTAAACGGTATAGTTTTAGTCTTAGTCTTAAGTTCTATGATGGTAGGCTCAAGAGTTTCGACAAGCTCTGTTTCTATTTCTAACTTACGTGTTGTTAAGAGAGTGTAGAGCTTCTGTGCTTTTGGTACATCAAAAGGAAAACCTTCTACCTGTTGCTTGATGAGTAACCTATTCATCTCATGCTCAAGCTCCATAGGTTCTTCAGGGTACTGCTTCGATTGTATTAACTCGAACAACTTGACGTTGAGTGCTACATCTTGCACACAGTAGTCAAGCATCTCAGGTGTGTAAGCATCCCAAGCTGCATCCTGCTCTCCGTAAGCGCCTTTGTTAAAGTGTAGACGCTGACCCCAAGCCTTAAGGGAGTGTGACCCTATAAGCTTGTTATCGACAGTACGCTTCAACATGTCTTTCTCTTTCATGTTAGGCCAGATCAAACGTGAGGCTACTAACGTGTCGTATACCTTACCTTTGTGCTGGAAGCCGTAAAGCTTACGCAGTACTGGTAGATCGTAAGCCATAACATTGTGGCCACCTATATGTTCAAAGTTCTCTAAAACTTCTATACCTAGCTCAATCTGTGTTGGGTCATATGTACATACATCACCCGTCTCTGTGTCTTGCGTAACCATACAATGAACCGTAGTTACGTCATCTAATAAACCATCTGTTTCTAAATCAAAAATGAGCATAGCATCCTCTCGTTGGAGTGATTAATGTTTTGTATTACGATCTGCACTGTCTAGCATTTCTTCTGCCCAAACTATTTTAAAGAAGTCAAACGATATAGAACCTAAGCCTAGATCAGATAATAGTTTTAGCATCTCATGATATTCTTGTCTTACTTGTAAATCATTCATAATGTAATTCCTGTTAGAAGGGTATGTCGTCATGTAGTGTCGATTCGTTCTCAGACATTCTACCTGTTTCTGTAGAGTAAGTCAATTGCCCAGCTACTCCAGTCGCCCCAGACCATCTGTTCTTTAGTATCCGTAGTGTTGTTGTGTTAGACGTTTCTTCGTCTTGTTGATTTCTTTCTAACCCAATAACAATATCAGATAACTGACCTATAGAGGCACTACCTCTGAGTTGCGATAGGGAAGTCATCATGCCTTCTTCATGTCCCTTGTCACCGCTAGGTCGCTTCAAGTGAGAGACTACAATCATACCAATGTCTAGCTCTTCTGTGAGACAGCGTAGCTTAGTCATTAAGGTGTCAATAGTTCTACGTTCATCACCACCCTCCATACCACTAACAACAATACTAATGTGGTCAAGGATTATGTACTGGCAACCACAACCTCTTGCAAGGTAACGTATTCTATTAAGTAGATTCTCTGACTCAGTAGAACCCCAATGGTCATACATATAACACTTGTCTGTACCTAAGGTAGCATCAAAAGATTCTTTTAATTCCTCCTCAGGGATGTAGTTAAGATGCACAAGTTTGTTTAGGTGGATGGACATCAACCCCTCACCAGTGCGCTTAGCTGACTCCTCCAACGCTATGTAGCCAATAGTAGCGCCTGAGTCCATTAGATGGTAAGCAAACTCACGAGTAAGCTGGCTCTTACCTAAGCCTGACCCCGCACATATTGTCACAATCTCGCCTAACCTACAGCCGCCTATCTTTTCGTTAAGACCTACATACGGATAAGGAACACTTTGTACTTCTTTGGTTGATGATATTACTTCCCATAAGTCAGCACCGTTGATGATACCGTCTGGCTGGAAACTTTTAGCAGCCCAGAAGCAGTCCAGCAGCTCTGCGTTACGTCCAGCCATAATCATGTCACTAGCATCTTTGAGAGGCAGCTTAGCGATCTTGGCTTTACGTGGTGATAGGAGAGCCGCACATTCTAACGCTGCTTGTTGGCCTACCTC